CCATTAAAGTAACCGAGTTCTTCAGCTAATACTTGCACTATACACTTCCAATAGTAATTGTTCTGTACGTTTGATCTTGTGTTTCTGTGTTTCTTAACCTCTACAGTATATGGGCTTTCCATATCTTTTAAATAGTTTACTAATTGCATCTTATCTTTTTTATCGTGAATTACAAATTTCATTAGCTTGTAAGTTTCTCTTTAGTTTCCTTCCACATTCTATCTTTTCTTTTACTTAGTGATGGTTCTGTTCTTCTTATATTTGGAAAACCCCCAAACTCTTTTTCTACTTCTTGCATATATTCTCCACACTCAGGACACTCTGATCCTATATTACAAATTTTACCATCAATAACTTTCATTACAACTTTACTTAGTTGCTTTTGTATTTCACATTTATTACATTGAAATAATAACATTTTAAATATGATTTAATCTTATATTCTTTTTTCTCTTTGCTTCTAACTCCTCTAATTCAAATTCTAAATGATGTATAGCTTTCTTTATACAATCATCAGGTCTATGGTGTTTAAAATTTGCTCTTAATAAATACGTTACTGCATTACCAATATTCCAATTTAATTCCCAATCAGATATTACTTTTCTAGCTTCGTATTTATGATTTTTTCCTATATAATAATCTGGTATTTTTTTATCCATATTTTTCTTTTATTTGTTTAATTCCTTGAAAACAGTTATTTAAACAAGTACCACAATTACTCGTAGGTTTGTACCTAGTACCATATATTGTGTTGTATAACTCTACCATTTTCTTTTTTACTGTTACATTCTTTGCTACCCCTGTCTTTATATCTTCCCAAATCAAAAGACATTCTTCTATTAGTTCTTCAGGTATGTCATCAGGTCTCTCTACTTCTGTTGTCTTACTCCAATACTTCTGAGGACATTCCATTACTCCTATCCTAGCTTTTACTTTCATAAAACATAAACACACCTTACAAGTGCCTGTAGGTTTAAAGTAATATACACACTCCCTACATAATGCTATGCGTTCTTCATACATCTCGTTCTTTACAAAAAAGTTACTCATCTAATTTTTCTTTTAGATATTCTCTTACTTTGTCTATAGTCGTGAACAAGCTATTTCTACTTATACCTGTTTTCTTTGCTAGTCCTGTTAATGTGTTACCCTCGTAGTAGTACAACTTAAATACATCTCTGTCATACCAATATACATTTTCTAATGCCTGATCAATAAGTTCTAACTTTTGCCATTGTTGATATTCTTCAGGATTAGGTATATTGTATAGGTGTTTCTCGTTTGACATTTCTCCTGTTTCTGTAATGTCGTATGTTATACTACTAGCTTGTGCATCTAAGTTAGTATAATATTTCTTGTACTTATAATAGTAAGGACTTCTTACTGATGTAAAACTTCTTCTTAATACTACTGCACCATATCTTATTAATCCTTTCTGTCCATCTTTATTATATATATCTTTAAGAACTTGAGGATTCATTTGCAAAAAATACATAAGACACTCTTGTACACATTCTTCTATTTCGTTTATATCTTGCGAGTAGGTGTATGACATTTCTACAAATGTTTCTCTACAATCTGCTACTGCTTGATATATTTTATTCATTGTTATTCTTTATATCTCTTAAATCTCTTACTACCATTTCTAAAGCATTGTCTAGTAATAGTTTGTATGCTCTTATAGCTTCTAAATTTCTTTTTGTTTGTATTCCTGCAAAATATCCGTTTACCATTACTGATGTATGCGAAGGTATAAGTGTTAGCCAATCATCCCAATTACCTTGATCTACATCTTTACCATAACTATTATGATATTCTATTATAACTTGTAATACTTCTTTAAAATTATTATATTTTGTTTCTGAAGAAATCTCTTTTACAAATGATAACATTAGGTTTAAATAATCGTTTACAACTATTTGATGTGTAGTGTTTGCAAATATTGGTTTCTCCATAATCAAATATAGAAAATTAATTACTCTATATTCTTTTCCTTTTTTATTTTATTAACAAGGTCTTTGTAATAACTTATCTTTTCTATATAATCTATTCGCATCATTTTTACATTTACCTTTGATAGATATTCTAATTCTTCAGCAGTACCTAATCCATACTTAGCATCTAAATACATTCCGAACTTATACTGCTCTCCTTGACCAAACATATTACACTTAACACATTGGACTTGACAGTTCTTTTCATCCCATCTTGTGTTGTGATGCCTACGAGATTGAAAGTGTCCGTTCTGTAGTTTCTTGTAATGATCTATTTTACCACAGGTAAAACATTGTGCAACTCCCATATCTGTAGCATCTCTTAATCTAATGTATTTAGAAAACCAACTATCTAATTCTTTTTTAAGTTTACTTACAGGTTTTTTTACCCCCATATTAATTTTTGTTCGTATTGTGGTTTTGGTTTAAAATAAAGATATCTTGTTATAGTAGTTTTCATATTAAACCTTGTAATCTTTTGTACATCTTCGCTATGTATAGTGTAACCTTGTTTTCTTAATTTATGTATAACATCAGCTAATCTTGTATAGCCATATTCAGTTATAGCTTCCCACGTTGTTATATGTCCATAATTTTTAAGATGCCATTTAATTGCATCAGTTGCAGTTTTAATTTCATCTTGTGTTATAGTTATTGTTTTCATTTAGTTTTCTTTTTAAATTTATAAATTACATAACTTAATACAGGAGTTCCTAATAATAGTGATAATAAACTAGGATGTGGTTCTCCACACAATCCTGTTAAGTGTCTTAAAAAATCTATCATTTTATTTGTTTTAAGATTTAAATTTCTTTACATCCTCATCTGTAATTGGTGGTGTTTCTACTATTTCTAACAAATCAATACATTTTTCAAGATTCATAACACCTTCCCAAATATCTTTATCTTTACCTTTTGTTGCTACTAAAATTTCAATATTTTTCTTTAGGGCTTTTTGCACTTGTCTTTTAATCCCTATATATTCACTATAATTCATATCTATTTTATTTGTTTTAATTGTGGTTGATAAAATTCTACATTCTTCTGGTTCAAAGTTTCAGTCCTATAAATAGCATCAGAAATTTTTAACTTGTGTTCTATTATCCAACGATAAAAAGTTCTTATATTAAGAAAAGGATCAAAGCTACAAAACCTTACACCCTGATAAAAAGAATCTTGTATTTGATTAAAATACATTCTTCTAAATCTATTCTCTTTTTGTAAATCTTCAGCTAATATTTTTGCAAGTGATGCCATAGTTTTTGCATCTGCTCTATGTCCTAACTCTACTGATGTCTTAGCAATTAGGTCTAATGTTTTTTCTGTTAGTTCTTTTAAGTTTTCGTTTTCTAATGTTTTCATTTTTTAAATTTATATTTAGACATATCATTTTTTATCAATCTCCTATGTACATATACATAATCTCCTTTAGGTTCTTTAAATTTTTTACCTATCTCTAACTTTCCACTATACTTAAAATAGTTATCCAAATCTATAGTATTTTTTTTATATAGCTTTTCTAAGTATATCATCTGCTTATATTCTTTTATCATAATAAGTTCTTTGCTTTTTGCCATTCATCTATCTGTGCATCTAATTTAGAAGTACCTGTCTTTTTACTTTCCCACTTTGCAGAATTTTTTGCCCAACGAGAAAGTCGCAACTTAACATCAAACGTAGCTTGTTTCTCATATCTCATTTTAGCATTAACTCTATCAGAACTTTTTTCTGTCCAATAATCTATAAACTCTTTTTTCATTTGTTTAGGGTAATCAAAAAACATAACGTGATTAACAAAACCTTCCCTCTTAGATATATTATTACTTGTAGTATTAATACTTGTATTATTATACTCCGTGATTTTCGGTATAGGGTTCTCCGTGTTTTTCAGTATACCTATACATCTTTTCGTGATTACGTTCCTTAAATCCCTTTCTATCTTAACTGTTATAAAACCTTTTTTATTAAGTTCTGAAATCCAAGAACTTATAGTATTTTTATTTACGTTATACAATTCAGCAAAATAATTGTTAGAAGCAAAGCAAAAGCCGTGCTTATTACTTAATGCAGTTATCTCTCCGTATAATAATTTAGCATTAGGTTTTAGATCAGAGTACCTTACGTTTGCAGGTATTATTGCGTAGTAGCTTGGTTTTTCGTTCATAATGTTATAATTTCTGTAGAGTAATCAACTTCTCTAAATGCGTGTTTAATTATATTAATATTATTTGAAAATTCCAAATAGGTAGTTGGTAACATATATTTTGCCTTACCACTTGTTATCTTAATTTTAACCTGTGGTTTAGCAGAAATCTTTATACCTGCATCTATTAAACATTTACATAGTTCGTGTCTATTAGGAAAAACTACTTTAATTTTTTCAGATTCAGTATAAGCATTATACACTTTATTAAATATATTTCTATAATAAGGAAAACTAGCATAATTAGATTTATGTGATTTTTTGTAATGCAATACAGAAGTACGATCCTTTTTAATTATATCTGCAATAACAGTTACGTGAATATCTTTAGCCATAATTCCTATTACTGATGCTACCATTCTAGGTATTAACACTTCTTGTTTTCTAGTGTTAAAAGCTAAAGAACCTTGTTGCAACCCTACCATCTCTGTAGTAAGGTCGCAAATTAGTTCAAATTGTTCTCTATCTGTCATATTAAAATGGTAAATCTGAATCTATCTTTTCAGCTACTTTATTTATTTTACTTTGTGTAGGAGTTAATCCCCATACCCATTCATAAAACATTTGTGCATTTTTAAGTACATCTTCAGGTGTACATTTATTATCATAATCAACAGCAGCTTTTAAACTTGATTGCTTTACAATAAGTTTCTGTACATCATCTTGTTTAGGACTTGATTGACTTTGATTATTCTTTTGATAATCTGTTACAATCTTAATACTTCCTTTGTCGTTTATGGTGTAAGAAATATCTTGACCATTAGACAATTTAGAATCATTTGACTTACGATATATTTTACCTACATCTCCGTTATCTAATTCTACTTCAAATACATATAGTTCTTTAAACATCCCTGAACCTTGTACGTTTACTACTTTACTATTTTTCATATTTATTTATTTATTAATTTATTATCATATTCCCAAGCACTTTCACAATGCTCTCCACATTTACTACAGATTTTTAAATCTGTGTCCATCTTTGCTTCGCAGCAATTACTTTTATTACTCCATTCTTCTTCACAACCACACTCATCATAATCTCCACATATAACACATCTTGTATCTTCATCAACGTATATATTTAATGTAGGATCAATACAATGCTCGTAAGTTCCTTTTAACCAATCTTCGTAACTTATATCCATTTCATTATAATTTCAGTTAGACAAATAACTATTGCTACTGCTAAAAAACCTAGACCTAGTTCTTCTAAGAATGATTCTTTTTCTTCTTTTAATTCGTAATAATCATACTTACATTGAATTTTATAAAAGTTTTCTTTTTCTTTATTATTAAGTATATGTCTATTGTTTGACTTTTTATTAATTACTGTATAGTTTGTTTTCATAATTTTTATTTTATGGTACAAATATACAAATTAACTTAGTAATTAACTAAGAAATTAAATAAGTTATTAACAATTAAGATGTTAATATATGATTATAAGGGCATTAAGAGGTTTAATGGAGTTTGTCCATTATTAAGAATAACTGCACAACCTACGGCAGGTCGCTTTCCATATTTAGCATAAGCCATAGCATAGGACTTGTGATTTATACCACAACCTACTTGCATACCAAATACTCTAAAGTTTTTTCCAACGTAGTGTTCGCAATATGCTTGAGTGTGTAGATGTCCTTGTACTGTGTTCATCATATCTGCTCTACACTTTGTTCTTGCAGTACCACCTTCTCCGTGTATATACTGAACTCCATTAAGTTCGTATCTTTCTACAAAGTTCCAATCAGGTACTTCTAATACTTCTTTATATGATTTGATCCATTTGCTTGGTATTGCACTTGTCTGTGCTTTACGCATAATGATTCTATCGTGGTTTCCTATTATTACAGTTGCTTTAGGAAAAGCATCATACCACCTAGAAATTCTCTTAATAGCTAATTCTAGTTCATCTAAGCCACCCATTCCATCTGCTGAGGTCTCGTGGTAACTTGAGTAGTGATTGTCTATTATATCGCCTATAAACACTATCTCCGTGCAATTATAGGTGTGGTATTGTTCTATACACCAATCAAGATACGAGTCAAGACAAAAAGGTTCGTGCAAATCTCCAATTACTAATACGTTACTTACTTCTTGCTCTCGCAGTTTTTGAATGACTTGTATCTCGTGTGGTTTTAATCTGTATCTATTACTTCGCATCTTTACCGAAGTCCTGTAAACCTGTAACTCCTAGTAGTGCTAATAAAGCCCAAAATATTTCGCTAACGTGAACTTCATCTACACCTAATGATCTTGCGATAAAAGGTACAACCATAGCTGCTATTGTGTACCATACTTTCTTTGATTTTAACATAGTCATTATTAAATATTCTTTCATTTTATTTATTTTTTATTAATAATTTAATATTCTCGCCACCTAAATTAAGTATTCTCCTCATCAAAAAGTCCATAGCATACCCTGACTTACTAACATAGTCCTGTTCATTGTTCATTCCTACTAGAATACAACCCTGTGTATGTTCAGGTCTATTACCTTTGTGAAATAGGATATAACTTCTATCAGGTACTTCCTGTACTAAAAGATGTAAATAATCTCTTGTAGCACTCTCTCTTGGTGTACGCATCCTTACATTGTATTTACCTTCAGGTATACAACTTATATTGCGTTCATTGTTTATGTATGGATTTTCTAAGGTATCACATACATATTCTTCGTTCAGATACAATCTACCTATTATAGAATTATCTGTAAATATTTCTCTCTCAAGAACAAGATTAACCTTGCCCTCTACTTTTTTTCTTGAAACCAACTTGACCTTTGGAAGCATTTTTAGAATGTACTCCTTTACGTTTTGTAGGAGTTTTTTTAATAATTGTATAAGATTTAATTTTTTTTGGCATTCTTCTTTTTTTGATTATACCATTTATCTACAGTATAAGCTATTGAAATTACTAGCAGTATAATCTTTAGTGCTAGTTCTAAATTAGAAAATGTTGTTACACTTAGAACTGTTCCGTTTACTGCTGCTACTTCTAGTGTGTCCTGTACTGTTTTTTGTATTGGCATTTGTCAAATATGTTTTTAATTTAATCTTATTTACTTCTTTTACTTTATATCTTTTCTTCATTATGTAAGATCAGGTGTTAAAAAATCTCTAAGTGTTATTCTATCTCCCTGCATTTTAGGTCTTTCTAAATTCATTCCTGCATAGTATGCGTTGCTATCAGGAGATACATCTGCACCTGAGTTTGTATTGTATTCAGGAAACAAGCTAATGTTGTTCTTAATATAATCAA